TGTATCCATAACGATCCATATGGTACGGTTCGTTTGTGGGCAGACGATAAGCCAAAGAAGAATCAATCCTTCCAACGTCTTGCTGCTGTGTTCGAGTTGTTTCGTACTGATGGTATGACACAGCTTCCGATTGGTATGGATGGTTCATGCAACGGTATCCAACATTGGGCTGCTATTGCAAGAGATCCAGTCATCGGTGCTATGGTTAATCTGTTACCATCAGATAAGCCAGGAGATGCTTACTCAGTTGTTGCCAAGTCTGTGACTGCTAGTGTTGCAGCGTGTGTTGGCAAGGATGATTGGGCAACGATCTTTATGGAGTACTGGAAGGGATCTGTTGGTCGCGGTGTTGTGAAGCGGGCTGTTATGACAGATCCTTATGGTGTCACTAGGCGTGGCATTGTGGACGGTCTAGTGAATGATGGCAACCTGTTGTTCATCGACATCAAGGAACGACACAAGGCTGCTAACTATCTAGCCGATCATATCATCAAGGCTATGGATCATCTGTTGAAGATTCCAAACCAAGGTAAGTTGTGGCTTAAGGAAGTCACGAAGATTGCTGCTGAAATGAACAAGCACCTTGCTTGGGTAACACCTACTGGGTTCCTTGTTCGTCACCGATACTACCCGATGATAAACAGATCGGTTGATATCTATACGTTGGTCAAGCGTCGGCAAGTTTTGTTCGCTGAGTTTGATCGCTATGCTGTTCACCCACGACGTGCAAAGAATGGTATCTCACCAAACGTCATCCACTCCTTCGATGCTGCACATATGGTCAACACCATCTGTGAGATGGCAGATGAGGGTATCGAAGACTTCTCGTTTATCCATGACTCGTATGGTTGCCATGCTCCACTGGTAAACAAGATGCGTGAGATTACTAAGCGCAAGTTTGTTGAACTCCACAGTGAGAATCTGCTAGCAAATCTTAAGGAGCAATTAGAAAAGTATCTTGGTGTTGAGTTGCCACCTGTTCCTGAAACGGGTACACTTGACATCAACAAGGTATTAGAAAGTGAGTACTTCTTCCATTGAAAGTACACATCGTAGATAATGAAGGAGCAATCGAAGAAGCAGTCAAGTCTATTCACAAGGCTATGATTGACAAGAAGAAGACAGAAGTAACATTGAGTTTCATGTGTCCAAGTGACTTCATGCACACTCAGTTTCTATCCTACTTAGCCAAGTACCTTGGCGCAAAGAAAGCAAAGAAGGCTACCCATGTCAAAGTTGACATCTACATCGAAGAACAAAGTTGAATTGAATGGACGAAGCTATCGTACTGGAGATCTCTACGATAGTTGGAACGTGCATCAACAAGCACACTTCGATGGTACTGGCATTAACGTTTACGCACCTATCCCACAAAAGGATGGGCCTCCACTTCCATCCCTCGCTGAACAATGGCGAGAGGAATATAAGAACAGGAAGAATAAATGAGTCGAGTTCTAGTTATCGGTGACTTGCATTGTCCTGCTGTACATCCACAGTACTTGGACTTTGTGAAGGATGTCAAGAAGAAGTATCGTACTGATACAACTGTGTTCATTGGTGACGTGGTGGATCACGCATCCATCTCCTTTCACAAGAAGAATCCCGAACATCCCGCAGCAATGGATGAATACCATCAGACTGCTGAGTCTTTGCAGAAGTGGATCAAGGCTTTTCCTAAGGCTGTTGTGACGATTGGTAATCACGACGAACGTGTTGCACGTCTCGCTGCTGATGCGGGTATTCCCTCGCACTATCTTCGAGAGTATGATGCTATCTACAAGACCAAGGGTTGGTCGTGGGTTAACTCACACGAAGAAGATAACGTCTATTACTATCACGGTGTTGGTGCTGGCGGTATGTACCCCGCAATCAACGCTGCTAAGATGCGACTTCAATCTGTAGTGATGGGTCACTATCACAGTGTGGCTGGTATCAACTGGATTGTTGGGCCAACCTCACGTATCTTCGGAATGAATGTTGGGTCTGGTGTTGATCGCTTCCATCCCGCAATGCAATATGGTTCGGCATATCTTAAGAAGCCAATCGTTTCGTGTGCTGTTGTTATCAATGGTCATCCCTATCTTGAACTGATGAATCTTTAAGGAGAACTCATGGGCTTGGATACATTCGCTTACTATGGTGCGCTTAGTCCACACGCTACTGATGAATACAAGATGATGCCAGATCATTTGTTCCCACCTAATCGTTTGTGTGGTGGCTTGTTCTCTGGTGGTGGTGCTTCATTTCGTGGTAAGGTATACAACGAATGGATTGAGTGGTGTACAAACGGTAGGTACACCCTTTACACGGAAGAGTTGAGCGAGAATCAAGTTCGTGATATCTATGATGATTTGTACCGTAAGCAAGAAGATACATACTACAAACAGTTTGTTCGTGAAACAGGTAGTGACATCACCTACGGACAGACTATTGACCTTCTCAAATGGTTTGAGATTGTGGTGGATAACAAAGGTGTCGTTGTAGGCTGGTGGTAATGTGAATCTAACCTTACTCAGAAAGCGAGCCAAGTATTGGCAAAACCAACTTGGCCTCAAGCATTGGACAATTAAAGTTGTGTGGGCCAAGGCTGGAGAATTAGACGATGAAGATAACCTTCGGGTCTATGGGTTGAACACCTATGATCCCAATCACATGACATCTCTAATTCAAGTCTTGAACCCCAAGGATGCAGACGAAACGTATAACGTAGAGGAAACGCTTATACACGAACTGCTGCACCTTTTTATGTTCCCGCTGGAATCGGCGGCGGGTTTCTCAATCAAGTCTCCTACCGATCAATGGGAGACGGCTATGGAACAGACGATCAATCGTCTATCGGAGTTATTGAATAATGGAAGAACAAGTTCAGAATCAAGTGGTAGCCGTCAGCGATCTTCGGACCTACCTGACAGCAATGCAGACGGACATCAATCGAATCCGTGATTTTGCCAACGAACTTAGTAATCAGGTTGGTGTAGTAATCATCAACATCGACACCCTTTCTACGGAGACACCAAGCAATGGCTGATCGTATCAAGAACTTTATCACCACCAATCTTACTGTTAAGTGGAGCAATCTTCTTAAGCCTGATACCATGTTCGGAGATGCGTCTGCAAACCACAACATCACCGTGGTATTGACTCCAGAGTTTGAGCAATCACTTATGCAGATTGCTAAGGACAATGGTGTGAAGAAGGTAAACGGTACCTACGAAAAGGATGGTGTTAAGACCATCAAGTTCAAGAGTAAGTCGCACGTTGACAAGGGTGCATATCCTTGCCAAGATGCAACTGGTAACTTTACCGATGTTGTTCCATTCGGTGAAGACGTTGTTCGTCTTAAGCTTGCCCCTGTTGTTATCACCAAGGGTGCAAGTAAGTCTATGTCGTTCTATCTCAACGGTGTTCAGATCGTTCAGAAGAATGCTACGATGGAGAAGAAGACCAATGGTTTCGCACCTGTTGAGGGAGGGTTTGTTGGGACGCACGTCGATGCACCAACAACAAGCAAGCCGACTGAGGCTTCCCCAACTCCTGCTGGAATTACGGATGACGAGATTCCGTTCTAATGAAATGGAAGTTCCCAATCTCACCTGTGGCTGCATCACGGCCACGGGTGAGTAAGTGGGGCAGTTACTATACTGGAACTTATAAAGAGTTTCGAGAACAGGCCGTGCCTGTAATTGAAAAAGTATTAGAGGGATACGAACCAACAGATAATAATCTACGTGTGTACGTTCAACTCTATGTCGATAAGCCCAAGTCCAGTAAACTGGATTATCCCCGACCTGATATCGACAACTACCTTAAGTCTGTGTTTGATCTAATGAACGGTCGCCTGTGGACAGATGACCGTCAGATCATATTCGTAGAAGCAACTAAAGAGTGGGCCAAGTCCACTGGCTACTTTACTGTGGAGATTCAAGATGTCTAATTGGAAGCTTACTGGAACAATGTATAGCAGCGAAGACAATAGCAAGGCTGCTGTTGTCATCGAACGGTGTGAAGAAGACAGCAATAAGGTTACTGTTTCTGTTATGGAATACGGAACAACATGCACGTGCAAGGTTTACCTTGACGATCTTGAACAGATCATCCGTGCGTTGAACACCAACGACCCAATCTTCTAATGTAACAGAGGGGTGCGGCTCTCCAACGCACGTTCATGGAAGGGTGCCTGATAGATTTGGTAAAAGGTCGTGACTTATAATCGCGCTCATGTGGGTTCGACTCCCACCCCTTCTACTATCAGCCACAGTAGACCAATGGCAGAGTCAATAGACTTAAAATCTGTGTAGTGTGGGTTCGAGTCCCACCTGTGGTATTAAAGGAGATCATATGCAACGAATGTACAGCGTGACAATTGAGTTAGTTAGGAACGTTTCGGAAACATGGTCATTCCCAATCCCTGAGGACACTGATGTCGCTCAACTTGAAGAAGACTTGAAGCGCGACCCAAATATCTTATGGACAAAGTTTGATGCAGACCTTGTAATGTCGGATGACTTTGATGAGAAAGTAACACAAATTATGGAGGGCTTCGAATGGCAGACGTGATGAGTGTAACAGTTGAGATCGTCTATCGTCGCTATGAAACATGGTCGTTTGACATAGACGATGATGATAAGCCAACAAAGATCTTCAAACAAATTCAAGAAGATCCGTCTCTGTTGTTTAAACAATCCCGTGTTGAATGCGTCAAGGCATCAGATATTTCTGAAACAATTCTTGAAGTAATTGATTTCGATACTGATACCTTAAACATCGTCGAATAAATAAATTATCCCTGTAGCTCAGTTGGATAGAGCATTCGCCTTCTAAGCGAATGGTCAGTGGTTCGAGTCCACTCAGGGATGCTAGAAAGGAAACATATGGATACTATTATTTTTATTGGTGGCGTGGTGTTGGTTATTGGTAGCGTAGTTATACAGTGGAAGATGCAAGATAACGAGATTGCAAAGCTTCGAAAAGAGGTTGAAGAAAACCATGAACTGATGTACGAACTCAAGGCAACAACAGAACAGGGTCTTAACAACCGAATCAGTGCAGTTGTTCGTGAGATATCAGCATGGCAACACTCGCTTGCCGATATCAAGAAGGCGGAAGACGAGAAGCGTCGTGTCGCTGAAACGAAGTCTGTTATTAAGAAGCTTCGAGACTCTATTAAGTAAGAGGATGGCGATGCCAAAGACAGTACACTTTCCACCAGATGAACCAAACGACTTGGGCTTCAGACCAACGGCTGCCATAGAAGTTACTTGGACACCTACACGAAACCGTTTAGAACTTAGTGGATACTACGATGGGTTCGTGCATATCTACGGTGCATCAATGACTCTCCGCGAGTTCTTCGATGCACTTGGGATTGATAAAAGAACTTGTGACTTGGCCTTCAAGGAGAAAAAGACCAATGGATTACCATGATATAGAAGATCCTGAAATTAAACTAGAGATTCTTCAGCAACGTATTTACAATGCCTCTATCCTCTTGGCTGATTGGGATGGTTACTATAATCCCAAGACTAGGAAAGGCAACGCAGAGGAACTTGCTAAGTTGATCGAAGAGGTGTACATCGTATTGCAGGGAAAGAGTTGGCGTAATTAATAAGGAGATTGAATGCTCAGTTATGTAGATCATATGGGTTGTGATGAGTCTGTGTGTGATGCTGCTCGCGTTAGCATGAACAAGACGGCTGATCTGTTTACCGTTACGCAGAACGAGAGACTGATTAACTACTTGGCAAGACACAATCACTGGAGTCCTTTCTCGCACTGTGTCCTAAAGGTTCGTGTAACAGCACCAATCTTTATCGCACGTCAACTGGCAAAGCATCAGGTTGGTTTCTCTTGGAATGAAGTATCACGTCGATACGTCTCAAGCGATCCAGAGTTTTGGACTCCAGACGAGTTTAGAGATAAGGCAGACAACGTAAAGCAGGGGTCATCCAACACAGTCAATTATTACTCTCAACTCTATAAGACACAACTTGATACTTTGTGTAAGCAAGCGGCTAGTATCTATAGTGATATGTTAAAGGATAACATCTGCCCAGAACAAGCACGTGCAATTCTTCCACAAGCCATGATGACTGAATGGATTTGGACTGGATCATTGTATGCTTGGTCTCGTATGTATAATCTTCGAGCAGATTCACACTCTCAAGTTGAGGTTCGGAGTTATGCTACCGCAATAGGTTCAATATGTGACAAGTACTTTCCACTTTCATGGAGAGCGTTGACGAACTATGGCGTTCAATCTGAATGATCTACTGAAACTTGCACGGTTGTTTCCACCAAAGGAACGAACACACTATTCGGTTGTGTTGCATGGTAATAAGATCATGGCCTGTGGCGAGGAGAATAGAAAGAAGACACACCCTAAGGCAAAGAAGCTTGGCTATAAATACCCAACAATCCACTCTGAACTTGCTGCCTTCATGGCAATCGACAAGTCAATCGCAAAGGAGTGTACGTTGATAAACATGCGGATCACGCCAACGGGTTCTGTTGGTATGTCTAAGCCCTGCCCATATTGTCTTGGGTGGGTGTCGGAGGTTTTTAAAGATGTCTGGTATACAAATCAGGATGGAGTTTTTGTGAGGCTATGAAACGCGCAAACATTAATGTAACTCTTCTAAAGGAACAGATCGAACTAATTGAGAGTGGTCTGCCATACAGTTTGCTTACCGACGAGGAAGCAATGATTGATGGCCTGTTAGATTTTCTACACGATATTGCAACAGGCGAGATCGTGTGCTATAAGAAAGAACTAAATGGAAACCTTGAATGAGTCAACTGTAGTTTCGAGAGATCGTTGTCCCAAGTGTGCCGCAATGGGCGGTGACAACAGCGGAGATAATCTTGCCGTCTATAGTGACGGTCACGTACACTGCTATTGCTGCGGATATCACAAAGGAAACAAAATGTCAGCCGAACCTAGTACTTCTAACTTTAACAAACTGAATGGTACCTTCTCCGACCTCAGTCATCGACGCATTGAGGAGAAGACGTGTCGGCAATTTGGTTATCAAGTTGCACACGTAAACAACAACGATGTCGAGATTGCCAACTACTTCTCCACAGAAGGTGAGTTGGTTGCTCAACATATCCGTGGACCCAACAAGCAATTCGCTTGGAAGGGTTCACCCAAGAGTGTTCAACTCTTCGGTCAACATCTGTGGAAGATGTCAGGTAAGCGGTTGGTTATCACCGAAGGTGAGATCGACTGCATGACCGTGTGTCAATTGCTTGGTGGTACTTGGCCTGTTGTGTCTGTTCCTAACGGAGCGCAATCAGCACTCAAGGCTATTAAGGATAACCTTGAGTTCGTCTCTTCTTACCAAGAGGTTGTCCTCTGCTTTGATATGGATGACGCTGGTCAAGATGCGGCCAAGGCTATCAGTGAGATTCTTCCACCTGGCAAGTGTAAGATTGCTAAGCTTCCACTCAAGGATGCAAACGAATGCTTGGTCACAAACCAAGGCAAGGCTGTTGTGTCTGCGATCTGGGAAGCACAAGTCTATAGCCCCGATGAGATTCTTCACATCTCTAAGATTGTAGAGTCTACCGATAGTCTTCAGGCTAGGGTTTACCCCTTCCCGTTTGACAAGTTGTCTGAGTTCCTCATCGGACAACGATCAGGCGAGATTACATTGTGGGCATCAGGTACGGGTTCTGGTAAGTCAACCATCCTACGTGAGTTGATGTATCATCACCTTGAAGAAGGTCGATCTGTTGGTGCTATCATGCTTGAGGAATCCCCTCAAGAAACTATGGATGACATGATCTCGCTTATGATTAACAAGCCAGTTCGTGCTATCAATGCAGCGAAGATGATGAATGATCTTCGTGTCCGTATGGGTAAGCCACCAATCGACATTGAGTTGTTAACCAATGACTTCTCTACTGACGAATACTTGGAGGCTAAGAAGAAGCTGTCTGCCACCAACATGTACATCTACGATCACCTTGGCAACAACGCTATGGCTAACTTGCTTGCTCGCATGGAGTACATGGCTGTGTCTCTGAAGGTAGACGTGATTGTCCTAGACCATATCACAGCAGCAGCGGCTGGGTTAATGGGAACATCCGACAAGGACATTGAGGGTGGTGGTTCAGAGCGTATCATCATCGACACGCTTATGAAGGAACTACGATCTCTCGCTGTTCGTACTGGTGTTCACGTCGATATCGTTTCGCAACTCAAGAAGACGGATAAGGCTTATGAAGAAGGCGATAGAATTACGCTTCAGGATCTTCGTGGTTCTGGTGCTTTGGCATCTGTACCTAATACGGTCATCGCTCTTGAACGCGATAGACAGAATCAAGACCAGACCCTAGCCAATACAACCATCATTCGTGTTCTTAAGAATCGCTTGACTGGTCGTGCTGGCATTGCTAGTGCTTTGTTCTATGACAGAACAACTGGTCGTTTGCAAGAAGTTGATTGGGCAACCAACGACGAAGGAGAGGTTGTCTTCCAACCTATTCAAAATGGAACAACATGAAATCATGCGAATGGTAGCATGGGATATGTTTGCTGCGTCCATCTTGGGTATGTCTTTACATCCTGGTACAACACGGGATGCAGCTAAACCCAAAACCATAAAAGAGATTTGTAACCTTGCCGACGAGATGTTGGCAGAAAGAGATACTAGATTTAATGCGCTTGGTTATCGACATCGAATCGAATGCCCTGATGGAGTTGACCCTCGACAATAAGGGTAGACCTGTCAAGGAGTGTACAAAAGTTCACGTTGTTGTTACAAAGGATATTGATAGCGGAGAGGTTCGAACATGGACTGTGTTTGATGAGACCTTCGATGCGTATCTCAACAAGGCAACGCAACTCATTGGACACAATCTCTATGGTTTCGATCTTGAATGTCTTAAGCGTATGCTTGGGTACAAGGGTACCGCTAAGATCTACGACTCACTGGTTGTTAGTAAACTGATGTATCCAGATCTTACAAATCACCCGCTTGGTGGTAACTCGCTTGAGTGTTGGGGTAAGCACCTTGGTAATGAGAAGATTAATTATCAAGGTACATGGGAGGAGTTGACGGATGACATGATTACGTACTGCATTCAGGACGTACACGTTGCACATCACATCTACAACCACCAACAGAAATGGATTGCGGATAACAAGTACGAGAAGATTGTTCAGCTTGAGTTTCTTGCTAGTGCTGTTGTTGCACAGCAGCAAGCCAATGGTTTCAACTTCGACATCAAGGCTGCTGAGAAACTACAACATGATCTGTTGATGTTCAAGGCATCTGTTGAAGATGAAATGCGTACCATCTTCCCAGATAAGGTTACTGAGCGTTACTCAGAGAAGACGGGCAAGCGTCTCAAGGATTCCGTTGAGGCTTTTAATCCCGGCTCTCGCAAGCAGATTGCTGAGCGGTTGTCTGAGAAGTATGGTTGGTCAGCACCAAAGACAGAGAACGGTAATCCCAACGTGGATGCCACAATCCTCAGTCAACTTGATTATCCAGAAGCCAAGAAGCTTGTCGAGTACTTCGATGTTCAGAAGCTTATGGGTCAGGTAGACGATTGGGTTAGTCGCTCATCGTATAGTCGAGACGGTCGCATCCACGGCTTTGTAAACGTACAGGGTGCTGCTACTGGTCGATGCACACACTCGCAACCAAACGTTGCACAGGTGTCTGGCGATCACCGTGCCAGAGAGTTATGGATTCCACACGATGGCGAGGTGTTACTTGGGTCAGACCTTAGTGGTCTTGAGTTGCGTATGCTTGCCCACTACATGGCACCATACGACAAGGGTGCGTATGCCGACGTTATTCTTAACGGAGACATTCACACCCACAACCAACAGAAGGCTGGTCTACCTACTCGTAACAATGCTAAGACTTTTATCTACGGCTTCTTGTATGGGGCTGGCGATGCAAAGATTGGTAAGATCATCGAAGGTTCATCTAAGCAGGGTGCAGCACTCAAGGAGAAGTTTCTTCGAGAGTTGCCAGCACTTGCTAAGGTCAAGCAAGATGTTGAGTTTCAAGTAGCCAAGCGTAGTGCGGTTAAGTTAGTTGACGGTCGCTATGCACCAGTACGTAGCGCACACGCCGCACTCAATACCTTATTGCAAGGTAGTGGTGCTGTGGTATCTAAGTACTGGATGATCCTTGCTAACACCAGACTAAGAGAACGGTTTGGTGCTAACGTTGTCAAGCAACTAGCGTATGTGCATGACGAACTTCAGTTCTCCTGCCCATCAGCGATTGCTGAAGAGGCTGGCAAGATAGTTACTAATGCGGCAATCGAAGCGGGTACTAGACTTGCTATCGCTATGCCAATCAACGCGGAGTATAAAATTGGAAACAACTGGTCACAAACTCACTAAAGCATCTGTCGGCTTCTACGACTTCAATAAGATTCAGGGTAGGTACTTGGGATTGTTGGCTAAGATTCTTAATGGTAGCCATGTAACACACGCTGGCCTCATCCTTGAGGCTGGCGGCAAGGAGTACCACTTTGTAATCTGTAGTGCAAAACAAGAATGGGATGGTCGTATAGTACCAGTCAGTAAACTATACAATCTAGAAACCTTACAAGGTTTAGGTGCTGTCCTCATCGGTCGAACAGAAATGTGGATCACTGAGGATATGTCACTTGAGGATGCTATAACGGGGGCATCATCATATACCGACAGTAATGCTTGGGATATGATTTTCCATTACTTTGTTGGGCGGTTCATTGGTTTAACAAGACCACGGAATTGTACAACACATATCTGTTCTTTCTTTAATATCGAAGACTGCTTTACACCAGCAGAGTTGTATAGGAGATTCAATGATAACCATCTTATTGTCCGGCCAAGCGAGAGTCGGTAAGACTACGGCTGCTGAGTTTATTGCAGCGTATGCAAAGAAGTGTGACTTCAAACCAATAATCCTTCCCTTTGCTAAGGCTATTAAGGATGAGGCATTAGCTGCTGGATTTGACAAGGCAACTAAGCCACTAGAGTATCGTGCTTATTGTCAAGATGTTGGTGAGTCCAAGCGCAAGGAAGATCCAGATTACTGGTTGAACTTGTTTAAGAAGTCTTGGAAAGAAGCTGCAATCAAGGACGCAAACGCAGCACAAGACGAAGAAAAGCTTTGGAAAGAAACCGTAATCATCGTTGACGATTGTCGGTATCTTAACGAACTTAACTTCGGTCGAACGAACGGAGCCATCACTGTCTTCATAAGCCGTGGTTCAAGAGACCTAGAAGATCAGAATGCTGATTGGCGTAAGCATGAATCAGAAGAGATGGCAAACCGATTCGAGGATGGAGATAAGGACTACGTTCAGATGTTTGATTGGGTTATCAAGAACGAAGGCGACACCAAGCTTCTTCACTCCAAGTTAAGCGCACGTCTTCCTGATTGGTTGGGTCTTGATCCTCACTGCTATCTATCTTGTGATTGCCTTGGTTGTACAAAGACCAAGAAGGATGAGCCTATGAATCTTGATGAGTTCTTTGAAGAGTTGTTTGGAGACGAAGAAGAATGAGTCTTGATACCATTGCCATGATAGGATACGAACAAGGAGAATTTAGGGAGGCACCAGAGGATTGGTTCTCTGGTACTGATCTCCTTGTCCGTGGAACAAAGGGAACAGATAACTGGATTCGTGGTCGATACTATGATGAGGTTATTAAGCAGATCACTGGTTATACATTGTATCACCAACTTAAGAATGGTACTGTTCAAGATATCTCACGTCTCTTGAATGAGTATACCTTTGCCCACATCTCTAGCGTAGCGAATAGACGTGTACAAATATCTAACGAAGAGCTGCAGCAATTAAACAAATGGTTTAAGATAGCAGCAGAGAAAGGTTGTTTCCTTGAAGCTTGGTATTGATCGTGCAATCTTAGACGGAGACATCATTGCGTATCGTGCTGCCTTCTGGGCAGATCAAGAGGGAGCTGAATGGTTAGATAGACGATTGATTGATGACGTTAAACGGTGGACACCTCCGGGAATTACCGATATCACAATCGCTATATCTTGTTCACGTAAGGATAATATCCGAAAGGATTACCTCCCTAGTTACAAAGAACACAGAGACGGTAGACCATCACCCGATTGTCTATCAGACGCTATTGCTTTCTTACGGGATAACTATAAGACAACCAGTGAACCACGACTTGAGGCTGATGACCTGATGGGTATTGCTAAGTCTGGGTTCAAAGCAATTTGTGTAACTATTGATAAGGATTTACAACAAGTTCCCGGCTATTCGTGGAAGCCGCGACTGAACCTAGATGACCCAGAGACTGAGATAGAATATACCTCAGTTTCTGACGCAGACTTTTGGTTCCATCGGCAATGGATCACAGGAGATTCGACCGATAATATCGGGGGTATCTGGAAGCTTGGCCCCAAGAAGGCTGAAAAGCTTCTGAATTCCACCCACCCCAAGAACCATACCGCCCTAGTCCTAAGCCTCTACGAGACCCGTAGTGACAAGGACGGCAAGCCGTATACCCTTGAGGACGCTGTAGCAATGGGACGCTGTGTCCGCATTCTACGGGATGGGGAGAATACCCCATGGCACCCATACGAGTAGTCCCTGAGTTAGAGCTAGGAAACAAGATGAACGAATATAACACTAATACAACAATCTTTGACAACCCAAATAACTATACATCAACAAGTTCCGTCTTTGTGAAAGACACAGACGTGTACATTAAGACAGGAAGGCATGGCTATCCATCTAGGGGAACCCAAGCAGCAGCTGGGTTTGACCTACGGGCAGACATCTATGAACCCATAAAGATCAAGCCTAATGAAACGGTTATGGTTTCTACTGGTGTTCAGTTAGCTCTTCCAGAAAACGTTTGCGCTTTGGTCTTACCAAGGTCTGGCCTTGCGGCCAAGCATGGTATTACCGTAGCAAACACACCGGGTCTTATTGACCCAGACTA